ATGATAACCTTCTTACATAATTACGTCCGCTAGCATTATTATAATAGAAAAGCTTTGTCCCATCATGTGAAAATGTAAAATTTGTATGCCAGTCACTGCCCTGAGGACCCCAAGTTGTAGCACTTCCCAAGCTACCAAATGTAGGGCTAGTTCGTACTGCACCTCTGCCATTAAATAGCAGGGTTACTTTCTTACTTTCACCTGGATCAGGCCAACCACTCATTGATAACTTTTCTTTTAACCTAGCTTTATTGGTTCCTGGATTAGGAATCTCAAAAATACTTCCTGTACTTAGATCTAAGTTAAGATTTCCTTCACGGCCGTCTACTACTCCACCATCACTATCACTAGTGTCAGTGACGTTAAAAACACTATTATCCGATATAGCAATTTTGTTTCCTATTTTAAACGCCATGGCTATCCCTTATAAAGTTCTTTTGCATACCAGTTACTACCACTATCTATACTAATAAACTCTAAGTATGATGTTTCACCAGTTCCAGGGAAATCTATATAACCATCTTCAAAGTGCACATTTGCTGGAAAGGCAAACGTTTGAGGAACTTGGTTTCCAGTACTATCTTCAATTCTAAATAAGTATAAAAAATCAGCACCAGGACCGCCGTTTTGCTCTAGTCCATAATAATAATGACCGCCTGGTCTTACAGCAAAACGACCTATACCTTGTTGACCAGTTTGAATTACTGGTCTAGCATCACCTGGGCCAGTACCTGGACCAAAAGATGTAGAATAAGTAGAGTCTAAATGCCATGGGGTTAACCACTCTGTTTTATATAATTCTGAGGTAAATATGCTCTCATCTTCACCTAAAATATAAGTGTTTTCAGATGCTACTCTTAAATCCTGTCCGGATCTGATTCCATAACCAACCCTTTTATTCAATACCATAGAGCTAGAGTCAATTGACCATGGTGTTTCTAAATCCCACAATCTACTGATGCTATAATCATCATTACTTTGTATTATTTTAGTGCCGTCTCTTTTAATATCCCATCTATTTATTTCATTTGCATCTGATGCTGCACTTGAGACAGGCCATCGTATATATTCACCTAAGCTTGCTGTTGATAAATCCCAAGCAGATGACATGTCATATCTGTATAAATGAGTGCGGGTACCTCTAAATAAATAATTTCCTTCTTCACTAATACGTAAGGTTTCTGTCCAAGCACCATCACCTCCGGAGCTATCAGCTCCGGCTCCTAATGTTAATTCATCATCTACACTACCTAAACTGTTATATGCCCAAGCCGAACTTGGAGTATAGTGTTTAATTTTATTAGCTAGATGGTCATAGAAATACCAATGTAAACCATCTCTACTGACTTCGAAAGACTGCATTTCTGCACCAGTACCAAATGGACTTGTAACAGCTACTTGAGTACTTGTAAATCTTCCAAAACCACTTCGGTTTTCATTTCCTGTTAATTTCAAAACAAATCTTCGAGGATTTTCACCATAAGTAGCTTCATCAAAGGAAAAATTTAATATGTTAGAAACACCAGTACTATAGTCTACATCAGGGGCTGTAAGTTCAACTAAACTTGTACCCCAACCAAAATTTTTAGTATGGCCGCTAGCAGTACTACTAAACCCACCAGAGTCTACACCAAATAAATTAGTGACATCAGTACCTTCAGCAAATTGTGAAGAATCATTAATGATTATGTCAGACGATATCTTAAATGCCATTATCTACAATTCCTCATATAAACATTACCATAATATGAAGTACCAGTATCGTTTGTTACAAATTTAAAGATTTGAGTAAATGTATCACTTAAACCCGTGTTAGAGTTATTTAATGAGCCAACTGCATCCTTAAAATTTACAGTCTGATAATTATTAAATGTATTTGTAGTGTCATTATATACATCTTTGTAATTATGCCAAAACACATAAAATTCAAAATGTTTTATTGATGGATTTCCAAAATCAAATCTTACATCTCCTGATACACCTGTGTAATCTGGCGTAAAATCAAAGTAATTACCTGTAGACTGATCTAGAGTTACAATTAAATTACCACTACTCAGAGCAGTTGAAACAACACCTTTTTTTCCTGATTGATTTCCCCTTGCTTCACCAGTATCTGTTATAACAGTACTAGATCCACCCTGATTTGTGTATAAACTACTACCTATTTTGAAAGCCATATTAGAGCCCTCTTTTTAGATCATCAATCTCGTGTTTTAGATCTTTAATAGCTTCTATCAATACACCAATCATCTTACTATAGTCTACTGACTTCATACCACTGTCATCTGTCTTTACAACTTCAGGTAAAACAGTCTCAACTTCCTGGGCGATTACACCGACTTTACGATCAGTTTCACCGATTTTATTATAATAAACGCCTCTAAGTGTATCTACTATCTCTAGTCCGTCAGTAATTGTTTCAACGTTCTCTTTAACACGCATATCAGATTGTGATGTGATATCACCTACAACGGTCATATCCTCACCACTCCATGTCGTGTTAGTAGTAGATGTTCCAGTTTTTAATATTACAGTACCAGAACCACCAGTTAAATCTATCGTACCTCTATGCTCTGAAGCACCGTTGTCTCGTAGAAAAATTTGACCGCCATCAGCATCTAAGTAAATATCACCGCTAACATCAAATCTCAAATCACCTGTTCTAGTATTTGTTTCCGGAAGTGCCGTAAACTGCCCACCAATTAGGTTAATTGTTCCATTAGAGTCAATAGTAGGAATCTCGATATTTCCACCCAAACTTCCGGATACACCATTTACCGAGAATGTTGAGTTTGCTAGTTTAGCATTTGCAATCGAACCCGCTAGTTGATCGTTTGAAACACCACCTGTTTTAATGCTTACTTCACCACTAGATGTGCTAAATGACGCACTATTAAATGATGCAATACCTTTATTCGCTGTAGTTGCATCTTCACCTGCAATTTCACCAGCAGTAATATCAATTCCCTCACCAGCTGAGAAGTGAGCTCTTACTTCAGATGCACTTGGTCCCGTGTATGTGAACACGCCTGTACCAGAAGCATAAGTTAGCGACCCATCACCACCACCATCAGTAATACTTAAGCTACCTCTTGCTAGTTCGATGACCTCAGCTGAATCAACGATATCAACTGTAATATCATCACCCAAATTACCAGATACACCATTTACAGAGAATGTAGAATTTGTTATACTTGAATTAGGGATATTAGCTAGACTATATTTTACGGTAGCAGAATCGAACGTTATACCAGAAGCTGCATCTGCCTTTAATGTAGATTTAATCAAACCTACTGATGTTCCAGAGTCAGTAATATCAATAGTACCTGATGTGCCTAAAGCTATTTCAATACCGTTTACTGTTAGACTATTATTAGTTAGTTTACTATTTGCAATAGATCTATTAGCAATTGTAGCAATGACATTTGAGTCAGCAAAGTTGCTGTCAAACATAGCCTGAGCTTCAGCTGAATCTAAAGCAGATGCAATTGAAGCATTAATAGCGACTAAGTTACTATCGATCATAGATTGTGCTTCACCAGAATCCAACATAGAGTTGATTGCTGAAACAATATCTGAAGTTTCTGGTGTGTTCAGTAGTGCTAGATCACCTAAGCTACTGTCTAAACTGTTAATTGCGCTTACTAAATCGGTTTTTACATTTGTAGTAAGTGATGTTCTTGTACCTTGGTTACTGTCTACACTGTTAATGGCTGCTACAATATTTGTACTAGAGTCAGTATTCAATAGAGCAAGATCACCAACAGAATCTACTAGTTTGTTAAAACTAGTTCTGAAAGTGTTAAAAGTCGAAGATAGATTAATTGGTGGAATCTTAGCCATTTGAATTCTTCTCTAATAGTTGTTGCAGCATGCCTTTAATATCATTAACATCACTTTTTAACTTATCTAGTTCTTCATCTTTTTCTTTTAGTTTTATTAACCGCTCGCGAGCTGCTTGTACTTTTCTACTATTTATGTTAATTAAAGCGCCAGTTTCACCGTCTCTTACTAAATCTGGATAACTTTCAACTTTCATATATTTCGCCATGCAACACCTAAATTGTTGAAATAATTCTTAGGTTCTTAAATATAGGAACCTTAGTTGTAATTTCTGAATTCATGACAATTTTAACTTGGAACTGATCAAATTCAGGCAAATCAAACTGACTAAAGTAATATTCTTTAAATGTAAAGGTATCATTTGTAGCCATATCATCATAGTTTGATCTATTAGCTGTTGTTTGATTGGTGTTAAATTTTACCCAATTCTTATCACCAATTTGTGTTTGATCATTAGCTATTGCTGTTCTATACCATACAGTAAATGAAGATCTAGCTGGTCTATAAGCATCAACAAAAACTTTCATAGACGAAGCTTTTTCTTTTAGTGTTACAACCTTCGTAATATGTCTAGCTAAAGATGACGCAGCAAATGGTGAGGTTTCTGGTACATATGGAATAGTATGAACCATATTGAAACCACTTGCTCCATTACTATCATACCCATCGGCTCCAGCAAAAGCACCAGCAGAATCAGAGTTATCGATAAGGTGGTGTAAAGCTGTAATAGAGGTAGCGTTTGCGTTTATGTATGGAGCTGTATTTACATTTCCTGTATTTAAAATCACACCAACTTTTAATGATCCTTTTTGTAAACCTTTATCAGAGTCTTGGAACCTGTTTGCAATTACTGCAGGTCTCTCTGGTTCTTGCCACTTATTTAAATCAATATTACGTGAATGAATATTATAAGCGGCGTCTGTACCCCCGTAAGGTTTAAATGTTCTATACTGTATGTGTGATTTTATTCCTGTTGCAGTAGGAATAGAAACTGGCATATTTACTTTAAACTGATCAAACACCTGTTGTCCTTCAGAAAACACTAAGTTTCCTCCAGATCTGATGTCAGAATCAGCCGCAGAGTCTGCGGTAATTGTATAACCAAACGGATCCCGGTTTTTTATAGTTCTTTTACCTAAGATACTGCTTCCATTCATACCAGCATAAGTAGTCGCTGAATCTAAGCCAGTGATTCTTACGGTATCACCATTCATTAGACCATGATTAGGATGTAGTACCTTCACATCAGAATCAGTACTAGTAAAAAATAACGGATTAGTTTCTAAATTGTTTGTTGTAAGTTTTTCTGGTGCTGGAATAGCAGCACCAAATCTAGCTACACTATTTGTCTTTCTAAATGTAGCCTTATAAAGTTTAAATGTTAAATCCCGCTTTTGTTCAGCTGTCCACGTTGTGCCGTTTGCTGAACTAAAGAACGAACCAACGTAAGGTTGATTGGTTACACGTTTTTCTGTAGTTCCGTAAACGAACTCACCCAATTCAGCTGTCCAAACTTGGTAATCACCAGGAGCAGCGTTTGTATGAATTACTAGTGCGACCTCGGTGTTATTAGGTACATATAACGGCGATTCAAATGTAAATTTCGTTTCTCCAGTGGTTGCATCAAACGCAGTGGATGCTGTTATGTCAGCTCTTGCTTTACTAGTAATTGTTCCAGGATAAACTTTAAGTCCAGAAGGATTACCGCCTTCTGTAACAGGCCTGATCTCTATATTTACTGGTAAGTTAGGAGAAGTTACAGCAGGTTTACTATAAAAATAAAGACCAACACCAGTCAAAACTACTCCACCAGGTTCTGTAATCCTAATGGTTTGAGCTACTGGGTTTGTAACTTGTGTTAGATTTAAGTATTGTGTCATTATTTTTTCCTATTAAACTACTTCACCATTTTCTCTGATGAATTGTACTTCTCCGCCAACAGTATCAAAAACCTTCATCCAGAATTTTTCTACGGGTTTAAATATCCAACCATATTTATTTTCACCATAATACCACTTGCCATAGCATACTAATGGATCAGCAAATGTTTTTGTTACTACCCACTTTGTAACTTTAGACTTGCGCATCATAGGAACTAAGACTTCAGCTACTTTATAATAACCTCGTCTATTTCGTTCAGTCATTTTTTCATCACGGTATCTACGAACTACCTTGTCCATAGTTCCATTACCGTAACGTGCTTCTAACATAATAAAGCAACATACAGCAGCAAGAATGCCCACAACTGCACCGGCAATACCGCCACCAACAACTGAGGCACCAATCACAGCCGCCGCGGCAGCACCGACAATTGCACCCTTTGCTGCTTCGTCTGCTACAGAGCCGTTTTTGTTTCCTAATAAGCCATCATCAATCGGATCATCATCTGGAGGAGCACCAATGGTGTTGAAGTCATCGTCGTCATCCGGGTCTACATGTGGCAATTTACATACTATTTCTGTCGGTGGGTTTTCAGTCGATTCTTTCGTATCAATAGTTTCTGTATCTTTATCAGTATCATCTACAACATCCGGTTCATCTTCAATCTCCGGCTCAACCCAAACATCAACCTCTTCTGTCCAAGTAACTGTTCTAGTACCTGTCCTAGCTACAGAATAATAATCAATTCTATAATTTTCAACACCACCGTCACTTGTAAACTCTTGCGTGGCTTGAGACGTGCTCTCATTTGGGCTGTATTTACTGATGTCTAATACAGTAAAGTTCCTTGTGCCAGCAGGGAAAGATAGCGCATCATTACTTTGAAGATAAAACACACCCTCAATAGATCCTGTATCATCAGAATAAATTTCCGACGTTGGACCACCTAAAGCTGTAGGAAATCCAGTTTCTGCAACATATTTTTCCCCAGGATTTCTCCTTGCATCGTCTTTCGAAAGATTATAAAAGTCTTCAACAGTAACACTATCAGTACTTACATAGTTTGTCACATTAATATTGTCGAAGAAAAAGAAATGACGTTCATTGGGTCTTAGACCAGATACTCTAAAGTAAATAAATTTCGGTCTAGCAATAGTCACATCATCAAAACCAGTATAAACTGATCTAGATTTAGTAACATAATAAGTATAACTCTCTGTGCCCGATCTTGTTACAGTGTTAGTTACATAAGGCATTCTTTTCTCCTATTAGTACTGAGTACTATTATCGTAATCTGATAGGTCGCCGTTAACAGCAACTTCTGATACAGATCCATTATTAACTGTTCTTCTTATATAGTAATTATCATGATCAGGAATCATTTCTAATGTACCTGTAAATCTAGCTAATTGTTGCCCATTAACAAAACTAGGAGATGAAGCTATCGCTTGATCAATTAAAACTTCTTCATCAAACTTAGGATAAATTAATGAGCCATATCTCTTTGTTCCGCTTGACATATCAGAATCATAATATAAAGCAATATCCCTTTGAAGCGCTCTTGGAAGCATATAACCTTTACTTCTCTTTAGTGCAGCCTTATAATCTAAGTTAGGATTGACTAAAGACATTTTATGCGTTTCAAAGTTATCAGCAAAAAGTCCTGTTGATATACGCTCTAAACCATTTTCATCAATAACTGTTAAATTTGCAGTATTTAGTTCTGATAATGTTAGAGTTGAAATAATTTCTAAGTTATCTATTCTCTTTTCAAGAGAACGGATATCAGTCATTTTATATCCTCTGTTTACTATTTCTAATCTAGTAAAATCATTTTTAGTTTTTGTATAAGGATTTAAAAATACATAATTTAATCCTAGATAACCATCAGGAATCTTTGGTGCTTTCAAAAATTCAACACCAGCCTGTGTTGCAATTCTTTCAATTCCTCCATTATCATTCATGACAAGTAGATCGATACGGCCAGTGTAGTAATCTACTTCACTGATTGATACAATATCTCTGTTTCTTGGAATGCGCAGTCTCTTATCGAAAGTTCCACCAGAATTTATTGTAGATCTAAAGTCAATTACGTTAGCTAAATTTTCGGATCTAGTAGAATTAGTTATAGTTAAATCAGGTATAGCACCATAATCAATACCATTATAAGAATTAACACTATAAAAATCTCCAGTACCATGTAAATAATAACTATATGAAACAGTTATGGTTGATGCTGGAGTAGTATATCCTGTAATTAATTTGAGCGTTTCTGCGCCATAAAAACTAGCATTAGTTTTTGTATTTAAAGTAAATTTGTATGTAATATTTTCACTAGTTGTGTCGTCAATTACACTAGTAATTGTACGAACATCAGTTTTAGACAGGGTCGCTATACCATTAACTACTGAAATAGATTCTGTATGAGTATCATTCGTTTTAGGAATGCTTGTTCCTGTTGTATTCACATATGCTAAAAGAGATACATCTTTAGAAGCAGTTAGGCCAGAAATTTTAACCTCTGTTGTTCCAGCACCGCCACTATCAATTGTCAAAGAAGTTGTAACTTCTCCAGCACTGTCATAAGACAAAATCCACTCTGATTCATCAGCAAAATCTTCATCAGCAGCATTTGTTTGGAATACCGCCTCACCAGCTCCATTAGTAGTGGTTGTCAAAACATCAGCAACTGTCATACTAACAGTTCCTGTTATTTCTTTAGTAAATTTTTCAGGCAATCTAAATAACATAGAAGTCTGATCAGGATCAATAATTTGTGATCTATTATCAATCAAATCTATGTTTGCTTTGTTAGCTGCATCAGATCCAAAACTTTTAGCTGTACCAATATCTCTAAGTACACCAGACCCATTTGAATCTACATTTATATCAAACATATGAACTCTAAAGTTCGTGCTATTTACTTTATCAATGGATCTAATTCTAGCTGTGCCTAACGATGTACCTTGTAAATCAGCTGAATCGTAAATATTAACAGTAGTATAATCACCTACTTTTGATACTAGTCCAGTTAAATTTGCTGATGTTACTGGATAGTAATTACCGTAATTAGCAGCAACATTTTCTGTAGTTACAGTTTTTTTGTCAGATGTAGTTCTTGGTTTTGGAACTCTTATTGATGTGTTAGTACTTTTTTCTATTCTGTAACCATTAACAAATGCAACCCCTGGTTTTATAATGTATCGAAGATACGCATCGTCGCTGTCACTCAATACTTCTAAACTTAATCTATCTTTTTCTTTTGATACAAAATCACCACTGATATCAGCAGTTCTTCTAGCTAGGGTATCACCCAAAGTATTCAGAATATTATCGTTATATTGTAATGGTTCGACAGCACCATTTCTTAATCTTAATAATTTTATAAATGTTTCTGTGTCTTCATCGACATTACTCAATAAGTCTAGAGTTAATTTAATTCTATAGCGGTCTGCACCTGGAGATGTTAAATTAGGAGTAGAACCGGCATTGTCATACAAAGCTAAATCATCTGACACAGTTACTATTTCTTCAGTAACTTTATAAACAATAGTATCATTGGGAGATTGTGAATACTTAGATAAAACCAATGATTGTTTTGGTACAAATACAAAATGACCTGATTGAAAAACTTCTGTGCTCGGAACATTAATTATTGAAGCTCTACCGGTAGCTGGGTTAGCAACCGTGTTGATTGATTGAACTGTTAGTGTTCCTAAATCAGTTGTTAGATCTTGACCAGCGGCTAATCCTAAAATTGTTTCTGTATCGGCGGATCTAGATGTATCATTTGCATCAACTACAGAATACAATATAGTTGCTGGATCAGCACCAGTAGCTGGGATAACCTTTAAAATAGTAATTTTTACACTTAATGGATTTGTGGCATAAGTGTTTTCTAATTCAGTATAATTAGTAGGAAGAGCATTTGTAGACGTATCTAACTTAGCAAAAAATACAGAGAAATCTTTCAGCTGAGCTGTACCAAGATTTCCTGAAATTACGCTACTTTCTTTAAAGAGATAACGTCCCAGTCTTTCAATTTCTTTATTAATAATAGTTTGTAACTGAGTAAGCTCACGAGCTTGCAGTGCACGACCACTATTAAATACAATTCTATGATAGTTATCACTATCACGAAAGTCATCTTTGTAGTTACTTAGAAACGTATTTTTTAAAACTGTAGTAGCCATGATCTACCCTTAAAGTTGAATAATAATTTTAACATCTTCAGTCTGATCAGCAGACCTAGTCACCGAAAGGTTTCTATTATCTATATAGTGCATTTCACCTGAATATACGTCAAAACCAGGTACAATATTTGCTGAATCAGCTGTTCTATTAGCTGTAGCAGTTGATGTTGTTACAATTTCACCATCGGTAAATGATTTAAATCCAGTTGTTTCAGTTTGGTGATACCAAATAGTTGTAGAATCGTCATAAAAATCAATATAAGCTTGTGCAGCAGAAGATGCACCAGTAATTAATTGATCCGCTTGGAAATCATCAGTTGCTGATAATCTCATTTGTTTTAGTGCCAATGCTGTGTTACCTGTAAATGCAGCGGTAGAATCATATTGCAATGGATTTTTCAACAACGCTAATTGTCTGAAATCGTTACCAGTTACAAACACACCTTCTTCAGTACCGTCAGCCAAAACATTAAAGTTGACTGCTCTTCCTCTTAAATCTCTTGTTGGATCAGCACCAATACCAGCAGGTGGAGCAAAAACTGGAACTATTGTAGCACCAGTACCACCGCCACCACTTATTGTCACATTGGCGTAATCATAACCAGAACCAAATGGGAAACCACCAGCTGATTCATCAACTTCTATCGCGCCGATTGTATTAGAAGATGTTACAACAGCTCTAGCGTGAGCACCTTTACCATTACCTACGATAGTGATAGTAGGTGTACCTGTGTAACCACTACCAGCAGCTGTTACTCTATAGCCAATAATTTGGCCTGCAGTCGCTGCTTGTTGAACTAAATACTGGTTATAGTAAGCATCGCCCGGAGCAGCTGAGTCAATTAATTGGACAGGCATAAAGTTAGCTGTTAAAAATCTTGTAGCGTCACCTGCAGAAATTGTATACAAATATTTCCAGATATACCCATCTGAAAGTTCTGTTAAAGTTGTAGCAGATGTGCTTGTAGGTTGTACAGTGGATGTAACAGCATTACCATTAGAGTCTTTACCCTGACGAATACAAACATAAACGTTATTCTCATCTGTTATAACATAATAACGTGAAGCTTGACCTACTGAGTTATCGTTATACTGTTGATATGTTGTACCTGATGACCAGTTGTATCTTGTAACAACGAGTGAAGTATCTAGTACAGCTTTAATAGACTGCATCTTATATCTAAACTGACGAATCTCGCGTTCAGTATTAGCAGGTGTTGGAGGAGTATCAGTACTATCCCACGCTTCTGATGCACCAAGTGCAATGTAATATCGATTAGAAGAATCCTCAAACTCTGTAAGAAGAGAATTTACTAATTGATTTTTAACTCTATCTGTAATTATTGCTACCATGTTCTTATCTCATTAAACTATTGCTATGCCGTTACCGGCTGAGTCTGTACCGATCATATGCCATTTATTCTCAACACTTTCATAAATAAACTGTGACATGGCATTTGGAGCTAATCTAACGTTACCAGCTGCCATTAGAGCTCCAGCACCTGAATCTGCTTCAAGAGTTGCTGTTGCTGTGCCTCTATTTAGAATAATCTTTAATTCACCACTAACACTACCATCTCTAATAATAAAGTTTTGTGCAGATGTTGGATTCAATACAATAAACGTATTTTTTTCCATATCTCTATCGCCAGAGGAATCCATTTGCGCGCTGGCATAGGCTATCTTGCCAAGTCTAGTTACACCTGTACCTTTATTCTCTATATTAATACCTACATTTGTATCAGTACCAGTTGCTGAAATTGTTGGCCTATTACCAGCAGCAGCATTAGCTAGTGTTAGTTCATTTGCTGCAGAAGCTGTAGCTGTAACCTTTAATAGTTCGGCACCATTCACGTCTTGAATAGCTGTACCAATTTTTGGTGATGTCAGCGTTTTATTTGTTAACGTCTGTGTCTGTGCATTAAAAGTTAATGTATCACTATCAGCAAGTACCGGTAAGTTAATATTAATATTTTTTGATGTTAAATTACCAGGTTTTATGTTATAAGTGTGACTAGCATTTGTATCATTAATAACGATACCATCTAAAATAGGATTATTTAATGTAGCACTATCTAATGTTTTATTTGTCAGCGTTTGTGTTGCGGTGTTTATTGTTACTGTTCCAGCTGAATCAGGTAAAGTAAAGATAAGTTTTGAAGCCCCTTCAGTATGAGTAAGAATAGAATTATTTGTTACACCTATATACTCTAAACCACTGTCAACTAATCTAACGGCAGTTGTAAGAGATGTACCAGAGTCACCTCCACCCAATTGTGAATACAATTCAATAAAGTTTTCATTAATTTTAGTACCAGCTGTACGAAGTGTATCACCTGTTCCATCATTGGCAGTTGAGCCGGTATTAAGATTTTGCCTTGCCATAGGGTTTCCTCAATTTACTTAAGAGTATTTATAATAGTTTTAGTAGGTTCCAATTGAATCATACCAATCCTGATCTAAAGTTTGTTGTCTTCTTGTTGTATCCATTGTTACTGCTGTGCCATCAGAATCATTATCATCAAATGTTGGCAGTGACGGTGATAGAGCAGTAAGAATATTTGGATAGCTACTATCAAGTTCAGATAGTGTCTGATCAGAATCAAGTGGTAGTAGATCAACACGGTAAGTTGTGCTAGCACTATCGATAAGACCAGTGAGATCTGCCGAAGGCTGGCTAGTAAGATCAAACAGAGCTTCACCAGTTGTAACAACATCTGTAGAAACAACCTTAGCAATTTCAGGCATCAGTGTGCTTACACCAGTTGTATTGACTGACGCAATTTGAACCTGCCCTCCCAAATACATTCCAGCAGGATGAACAAATAATTTATAGACCTCTCTCCAATTGTCAAGAGGAATGTCTGACTTAATCAGAATTGCTAAGGTTTGATATAACTTATCATCAGTTAAAAATCTTTGAGATTCAGCACCAATCTTCGAAGCACTTGATAATATTTGTTCTCCAGCTGCATTACTACTGTCTAGAGTGTAATCAACTAATGGTCCGACTTTAAACACCTGCTCTTTTGGGTATGATACTTCTGGATCTGTTCCAAAAAAAGCTCTAAAGAACTGTTGAATACTATATCGAGTACCTTTAGATCTGTATAGAATATTAGAAAACTTTGAAGCTTCACGTTTGTTAATAAATCCACCAAAGTAAGCCTGTCCTAGTAGAATCTCATCTTCAATATATTGTAAGAGTTCAGTATCAACCTGTGTTAGATCACGTGAACGATATAAATCTCTTACTTTTTGGTCTGGATTACCTGTCTCTTCCATCCATTCATAATAAGCTTCAAGTAGTGAAATTAAATTTGGATAGTCATCTATAAAATGTTCAGGTAATACATTAGTAACTTCAGAACGCTGAAGGTTTAAATCACGCCTATTATTATCTCTGAGTGTTTTATCTAATTGTGTCATTAATCATTCGCTGTTGTTATAATAGCATTAGCAGCTGAAACATCAGCATCATAAACAAGTATATTATTTCTCGTCGGAGCTATTGAACTTTGATTAGCTGGAGTAACAGAAAGTTTTATATAATTAACAGAACCTACAATTGACGTTGGTGTAAAATAAGTAAGTGTTACAACTCCAGATGCTGCAGCATAAGATCCTAAGTTATCGACAATCACGTCGTTTGTGCCATTAGCAATAATTCTTAATGTGTTACTACTCAATGCGTTTTCTATTCTACATGAAACACCTTCATAAATGAATGATGAACTTGTAACACGAAGGTTTACATCATCTGGAGCAGCAATAGCTGTGGGGAATCTTAGAGTAAATGTATTCTCATTAGCTAATGAGCTAATAGATGTTCTGATCGATGTATACGAACTAGTAGAATATTTTGCAATCAATGAAGCTGCTGTATTATAATTATTTTCATTTATTAAAGCTATAGCAGCGTTTAAATCAGAATTGGGTATTGTAAAATTAGTTAGAGTTTGAATAGTACTAGAAATAGAAGGAGCAGTCGGTACAAACCGTTGTTGCATTTTTACTTCTGCTCTCGATGACAGAATAGCTGGATTAGACTCATCAATTAATGTTAATAGATTAGATCTTCTAAATGACTGATCAAAACCACCAGTATTATCGGTAAAGTATTGTGATATGATATCTAAAACATTTGATTGTACAGCATTGACTGTTAGCGAAGTTAATTTTGGATTGAAGTCAAAGAAGTTTTGTACTTCGACGTATGTAGTCACAGGATCTGCGAATCTCAGCCTAAATGATATAACAGCTAAGTCGTCTGACAATTGTGTTATGCCCAACTTTGTATTAGCTTGCGTCAACGCCGTAACATCATCTTCGAATAAAATAGAAACATAAACCGCACCAAACTCAGGATCTAAGTTATCCTCTCCGCCCCATGCTTTAATATCTTTGATGAGTGTAGAATAGTTACGAAGAATAAGAGAAGAATAATCAGCAGCTGTCACCATTCTGTTTTGTGTCGCATACTGAAATGGTGCGTTCTTACGAATTGATTCTATAGATTCTTTAGTGTCTCCACCAACACTGTTTGTGATAGTTGTAACAGTTAAAGATGCACCACTAATACCGCCACCTGTATAAGTACTTGCTGGTGTAAATGTAGTTGCACCGTTAGCTGGATCACCTTTAGTAGAAAGATATAAAACCTCAATCTTAGCCCCAGCTTGTGGGGCAACACCAAATGTTTCACCGTCGCCAAATGAAAGTTCAAAGTAACCATTAGGTGCTTCTTTTAGGATGTAAATTGTCGACTGAGCATTAATAGTTGTGGCGTTGATAATGTTAGTATATACAGCAAACGTTGAACTAGTTGTGCTTTCGTAAACACGAACAGTCACAGTATCAGCATCAATATTTGTATCAGGTATAACATAAGTAGGATTGTCTTCGTACTCACCAACTAGGAATGTCTTAGTCTTTTGAGTACCCTCGTAAATAGGCAGCTCATTTGAACCATTAGCTGTTACAAACTCGTAGAATCCTGTCCCATCATCTGTAGCATAGTAGGTTTCAATTGTTTGAAATGTATAGTTTACATCATCAACCGAAGTTGTAAATGTTGTTCTAGCTGGTAATGAAATAACAGCATCACGGCCAGCATCAGAGGATGATAGACTAATATTTACTGTAGCCTGTGCTGCTGTGTCAGTATCAGGAATATAACCAATTCCCTCGGCAAGAGACACAACAGAACTTCTTAATTGTGCAGTACTCAGATAAGATTCGTTAAGTGCAAAGTTTGCAACCAACGAGTTGAAGTGCGTATTATAAGCTAACACATCAAGGATGTTAGAAAGACCAGAGGCTTCGAAGTTGTAGTCTCTAAACTCTTCTCTAGCAGCTAGGTAGGTCTTTAGATTATTTTTGATATTTGTAAAATCTAAAGCGGTTGAAGCTATTGTTGTTGCCATGTTATCTTAACCTTGATATAACTGTTGTAAACACTACTATTTCTTTAGTGTTTATTACTTGAAATTCTAAGGTAACATCAAGACTGTTTTGATCTGGTCTTGTGTTTACTCCAATTTTTAGAATCTTTGCTCTTGGTTCATACGTTTGAATAGCACGAATAATATTGTTCTTAATATCACCTTTGATATCATCATATGCTAATTCAAATAAAAATTCTCTAATATTACCACCGAATTTAGGTAAAAACGGTTTTTCAAAATGATTAGTTTGAATAAGATTTTTAATAGCTTGTTTTACTGCTGCCGCATCTCTTTTCTTATAGATCTCGCCATTAGGCTTTGCAGTAAATGTCAAGTCAATGTCAGTATACAGCTTGCTTCTACTAGTAATAATACTACTAGTATTTAAACTTCCATCTTCTTTTGATAAGACTCTTGTTGTCGCCATTTTACAATCTTTTTCTTTTTATTTATATGCTAAGTTTCGATATAATCATTCCAATAAGCATCAAATGAAAGGCCTGCAAATTTAGCATTACTATAGTTCCAAGCATCTCTATCACCAGCTCTCCCTGTTCTTCTACTTGCTGGTCTTACATCAAGGTGAATGATATTATTACCTAGACCAATTCCAGTAAATCCAACCTTCAATGCAGCGTCTACCAGCTTTCTCCTCTTTTCATTATTAAAAGATGTAATATCAATATCGATAGCTCTACCATAAAAATGTTGTGATGAAGGAGGATTAGTACTTCTCCCTGTTCCTACTTTTGCTAAACCATCATTAATTGTGAGAGCTGCACCAAACTCTTTTTGTAACGCAGCATACTCATTGCTCAATAACCTTTGCATATTTTCCAATGCACCTGGCTGTAAATATGGCGATCCGCCGTTTGTTGAGTAAAGTAATGGTTTAAGAACTTTATTTGTTGTTACACCATATTTTCCACCTTGATCAGGCAATGGATCTACAGAAGTTGTTTCGGGTAATGTAGGTGATGTAATACACTCAACTAATTCACCGTCTGCCATTTTCTTACCATTAAATTGAGTTTCAACGTTTCTGTTAAATACTCCTACCCAATCTTCGTCAATCTCAGGCATAATTATAATAATCTGTGCATCTAATTCTTTATCTGGATCGTAAGTATCATATGACAAAATAAGTTTGTCAAAGTATAATGTGTCTTTCCAGTATTCAGCTAGGTCAAATATTACTGCAGGGTCTGAGCGGCCTGATAAGTCTACTAGATCATATACAACAGCCTGACCAGATAATTTAAGAGCGTTAAGACCCGATGGAGTTTCTGATGGTCCAGGCCTATAAACACCTTCTTGTACTAGTAATCTATAATCTGCAAAGGTGCTTTTATTAGTAGCTACCGATCTCATTACCTCTGCATGTAAATATAATTGTCTTGCAAGATCTTTGCGTTGTTGTGGATCTTTTATAAACTCTAAATTTGTTGCATGACCAGTAGATCCCAAGAACTTTGCCATAGTTACACCAGGTGCCAGTTTAGTTCCCGATGTGATAGCTAATTGAAAGTCAGGATTATAAACAGGATCTGGTATTAGATTGGCTTTTAATCTTCTTGGAAGGAAAGGATCTGAAGAAGAAGTTACCTTAACATTACCAAATTTCATTTGTCCAAATTTTGGAGTACTATCTCCGCTTACTACACGACCTATACCAGTAGGTGCTACTTTTACATAATTAGGAGATAAAACACCTTCAGCGATTGCTCTAGAAGTAAAGTCTTCTACATTTAAATTGCTTTGATCTCTTAGTCTCGATCTAACAAGACCAGTTGTTAGATCTAAATTAGATAGTCCGCCGTAAATATTTGTCTTGTCAATATTATTTTTAATAAAGTCACCATCATCAATTGCGACAATTCTTACACCATTCTGTGATTTTGTTAAATATGTTTCAAGTAATTGTGCTGATGGCATAGCTGTCACTTTAGCATCAATTGCTGCTGGATCTGCAGCCGTGTTTGTAATAGATCCAGCAGAACCTGTACCACCTCCACCTACAGGGTCAGCATATGCTTGTGATTGTGCAACAGTAGCAGTTACTGCAACTCCGTTTAGGTCTCCGTGGAAAGTATCAGCGTACATAGCGGTAGCTGTAACATTTTCCTCTGCCCACAATGATGTAGTTTCAAGTGTAAGAGTTCTAATGTTTTTCTGTGTGTACATGTTATAATTGTACATAATAATATTTTCACCACCTATTGTACCAACATCTCCAAATATTGATAAATTTGTCGCAGCAGCATTAAGATCTGGTGTTGAAATATTAATTTTATCTTCTGATGTCAGTGTAGTTAAACCACTAGCTACATAGTTTGCTTCACCATCAACGTTGTTACTATAAACACCCTTGACGTTATTAGAAAACCCACCAAGAGAAGTATTTGTAACTTGACCGACTGATGTACGTGACGATCCACCACCAACAGTTTCACCTAAGTTACCACCAACTTTAGTTCTATGTGAGCTAGCTACATCCATGTTATAGCCACCATGGGATTTTACATTAAAGTTAGCGCACTCAACATTAAAGTCACCAGTTACTTTGAGATTTAGATTACCTTTATAGACTAGGTTACCTTCACCTTCAACAACAACTGTATGATCATCTGCTGTCAATTCTACTTTATTCTTAGTAGATGCAACAAGAACTGTACCATCACTACGCAGTTCTACACCCGATCCCGATCTATGCTTAATTAAGATTCTTTCATTACCAGGAGTATCATCAACCTCAATTACATGTCCTGATAATGTTTCAGATACCTGGTTATATGGATATTCTGATGCACCTTGTTCATTTAATCCAAGTGATAAACCCAGATCCCCACCACCTGTATATAATTCATTGCGGGCAGCTCCTGTGGCAGCATAGTTTAAGTTTGAGCTAAAGAAATACTCAGACTTTGGATACTGTCCTGTAGGTTCTTCATTACTATTATTGTTTACACCCTGAGACACTGTTGTGCCTTCAGATACTGATACACTCTCTTCTAAGTTTTGGCTATTAGTAGTCATATCAAATCTTCACTTTAATTAGTTGTTTACGTGTATATGGTTGTTGCTCAGATGGGTTTTCATAAACGTTTTTCTTACCAAACAAATGCTCCATTTCGTTTATCACATCAAATCCCGGATCAATTTGACTTCTATCGATATCATTATGGCCCATAATTTGAGCACCTGGCCAAGCTGAATAAGCTATAGCACAGAACTGTTGAAATGATGTTACTTGTTTTGGTGTAAATGAGTTAGCTGATAAGAATCTTTTATAATCAGAGGTTCCTGTAGGAGCATTAATTCCACCGACAAATGCAATTTGGATTGAATATCTTTCATGATTATTATTTAGAGCCCCACCTTGGTAACTAACTGGTCTTCCACGCTGTATTGAACCATCTCTACGAATCAGATAGTGATAAGGTATTGAACTACCATTTCTACTTAATAGCGTTTGTATTTCTTCAGAACCCACATCTTGGTTATTGAAGTGCTCTGTCCAGTGTACAATAATTTCCGTTACTTCACGATTTATACTTTTTAGATCTACTTCTAATTCTTCAATAGAAGACACATATGAGAAATTATGGCTACTAGGTGTATTTTCATAATCCCAAGTTTTTTCGCCTGTATCAATTTGTGTCGATGTTAATAATTCACCGGATTCAGTTAATACATTACTACTAATTCTATTATCAATTCCACTTAATCTCTCGCGTATAACTCCACGTGGCAAATCAGAATATTTTTCCAAAAACGCTACAGCTTGATTAATTTGCGTTTGTGTTTTAGCTGATGTCAGATTTAATACAAAAGCCATATCAGATTCTGGTAACTCAATTCTTATTCCATCTTTGATAGTGAGAGATCCTACAATAGATCTGCCATTACCCGTTAACTGCTCAGATATATTTTCAACAATTGAACCAAATCCTTTGTTTATAGCATCATTAATTCCAATTACAGTTTTAGATAGTTGTCCTAACATATTAGCTCTAAAGTTATTAAAGCTAGCTAATACATTTGTGACTGCACCGACAATAGGATTGATCAATTCATTAAATGATGTTTCAAATAGCTCGAAGGTTTTATCCTCTAGATTTTGCATTTCACCCAATACATTTCTAATCTGACCACTACTAGCACCTGTAGCCCTTTTAGTTTGATATGCTATGGCCTCTGGATCTGAAGATGTAATTCGTGTTTGTAAGAATCCATCTTGTACACTAGTTCCGGTCAAAGCCTCTAGATCTGTTCTATTATTACCAACCTCTAAAACTAATTTATTTTTTAGGCCTGGTACATTTTTTGTAAGTTGAGTAATTGCTAATGCAGCAATAAGTTGTTCGGGTCGCGAGCCTTGTACAGCCTCTACTACATCGTCTGCTTGTTGAGTCAGGGCTTGAAATCCAGCTACAACACCTAAAAGTCGTGTGCCTAACTTACTAGTCTTAGAAACAACATTTTGTTCAAATGAGCGGACAGCATTACTTACGGCGTTTTCTACACCAGCATTTCTTTCAATACGCTGTAATCTCTTTTCAACTTCAATAGGTTCAAATGGCATTACCCGGCCCCCGCACTAATGTTATTATTATATTGGTCATACGCAGTTTTAGCGAAGCCTTCTCTTTTTGTTATTTCTTTCGCAGTAATTTGAGGTCTTTCATAATATTTCATAAAGATCCAGGTTGAGTTTTTATCATCCTTACCACCAGTAAACTTTGTACACTTTACTAACCGAGACTTACCAAAATAAGCATAGTTATTCAATTCATAGATTATGTATTGTAGCTGAACACTGAAGTTTCTCCAATCATAATTATTTCTACTAGCGAATAATTTTAACTCCTGAAGTCTTCCACCTGCTGGATTCCACTGCGCAAGTCCCTGTGATGACTCACCACTTACTGATGAAACAATAGTAGTATTAAATCCAGACTCAGCCTCTAAATTGCCAACTATTCCTGCTGCTTGAGCAGGCGTATAACCATTATCTACGAAGAAAATCATGCTAGCTAGTCTCTTTTGACCTGTAGTAGCTTCTGTTTGATTGCGTGGATCAAATACGTCAGAATAACTTGTTGGGTTATTAACATCTAAATTCTTAACAGAGTTACGTACAACTGAGCCATCAACCCCGCTATTTGCACCTTGATTTATATTCGGTGCTGTTTGATTTAAAGCTGCTCTTCTCTTTTGCTGTAATGTTGGATTCTCTATTTGATTTAAATGGCCTATAACAAGCGGTAATTGAGAAGTCCTACCATCTAAAAAAATACCGAATACAAGAGCACCAGGTAGAAGCTGAGGTATTTTACCAATTCCGGAAGTGCCACCTTCAGTGGTTGGTAAAACAGTGGAAGCCCAGGGTAATGATGACTGTGGCACCTCCTCTTGTTTTGACGAATGAATACCACGAATATGAACTTGTACTCTACCTAATTTATCGGGATCTTTATTGTCAATAACTCTAGCAATGAACCATCTGATGTTATCACCATAAAAACTACTTTCTAATAGATTCATTATGTAATCCTTCTATTAGATATTCTAGAACACGATAAAGAAACAGTGTGTTTCTGGTCTGTTATATTAAATATATGACGTTTAGTATTAATTATAAATGAACCTGATCTCTTATAATCAGACCGGTCTACTTGGGTATCAACCATCTCATTTTTAAATATTACTATTTCTATTTGGTTACCGACAGATGTTGTTATATCACCTGTTAAGAACTTTAAACCTGGTACATGAATTTCCATATTATTCTTTAATAATAACTGTTGTATCGCAAACTTGAACATTTTTAATTTATATGCCGATGGGTCATTTTCATAAGTCCAATTTGATACATTCTCATTATAAGGAAATGTTCTTCCACCCCCAACTTGATTAAAATTAACTGTATCAAAATCGCCAAGTCTAGAAGTATTAACGCCGTTTGGATCAGCTACAAATGAATTATCTAATAACACATTATCTTGGCTTGTCCTTATAACAGACGCACCTAATAATTGCTGATATACAGAATTTACGTTATGGTTATAACTAATCTCTTCCCCTGTTGTCATATCAGTTGTTGTAAAATTAGAACCTAAAGCACCAAGCTCTGATAACATCAATGTGTCTTCTTGATTATTTGTTTCTACATTGTATATAGATCTTGCTTGTAAAAGAACAGATCCTGATTTTAAAGGAGAATTATCCACATCCCCCATACCATTCGCCATTCCTTGATCATACTGAAATGGCTCACTGGCGTTAAAAGAGTTTCTTGTCATTATAGTGTCTAAATCGGCAAGAACTAAATTATCAGAGTTTATGGTAGAATATAAAAAATATGGACTGCCATTTTCGGTTGTCATCTTATCTAAAACCATACCAATAGCCTGAAATGGATTGAGGTAAGGTACTAATAGTCTAAAGCTACTTTGGTATGAAGCTTTATATGTTTTAAACTTGTTAAATAAGGATTTACCTAGTTTATCATTCAATATTTTAGCAATAATTTCTTCACCCTTACCATCATATGATTTGCTAAAATTTTGTACATTATTATAGAATCCAATATCCTCTATTAGATTAAACAATAACATAGAAGTATTATCATTAGACTTATTAATTTTTTCAAGTCTGTTCATTATAAATGTTTTAGATATAGTTTGAGCACCATTGACAGGAAGTGATAGATCTATTTCTAATCTTTCGGTACCTTGAAAATCAGCAGCTGTAAATAAGCCATTATCATCGAGAATCAATATAGATCCCGTAAGATAAGGCATATTAATATTTTCGAATATATTGACTTCAATTGTGACTTGTTTTATATCAATAAATTCTCTGAATCTTTCAGAGGTGATACGTATCCGGTCTATAGAAAAGTCTTCTGCTGACTGTACTTCTTTAACCATTCTGTTCTCTTAATAATTTTTGGAACTCATTAAATACTTGAGCTGCAACTCCTGGTTTTAAAACATTTATGCTTTTTAATTCGTCATTTTGTCTTTCTAATCTATCGTAGTAACTAACAGCGCTTAAAGCTCCAACTGACCTATCAAAGGGATCAATATCTACCCATTCACCATCAGAGTTTTCATAATGATGCACAGCATCGTATTGATTAGCTACTCCATCTACAGTTAAATATTTTAAATCACCTGCATCAAAATCGCGCCAGTTAGCAATGTTAGGAACAGAAATTAATTGACTTGTGGAAAATGTTGAGCTAGATAAAACAGCAGTAGCTGTAGCTGTAGTACCTGTATTACCGTATGGCACCCAGTCAGGATAAGTAGTGTAGTTTTCTAAAATATTTTGTCTTAGTGCAGTTCTAATTCTAGCTCTTGTATCAACATCAACGCTATTAACATTATTATTAAAATCTCTGATTAGTTGTGAATCAGCTATTGTTAAAGATCCATTTCTATTAACATCGCCTCTTTTATATCCATTAAATGTTTCATTTAAAAAGTCATAATATACTCCAGTAGTCAGCGTGCCGGCAATTATTGCATCAAGCTTAGTTGCCACGTCTTCATAATCTACTATACTTGGTTCTGTAATGGAAACAGTTGGGGCGTGTTCATAACCAGAACCACCACTAATGATTGTGAAGCCATTAACCTCACCACCTGATATTTGTGCCGAAGCAAGAGCCTGAACTATAGCTTCTTCATGCCTTTCCCCATGTTCATCTGTAATTGTTACAGTGGGTATTTGCGTATAACCTGCACCGCCATCTGTTACAGTTATACTTCTAACTTCGACTATTGGTTTAACTATCAAATGTCCTAAGTCTAAATTTTTTTCTAAAATAACACCTATAGAAGAAGGATTAGAGATAGAACCTTGAATAACAATATCACCCCTGTACATTCTGTCATGCATAGCATCAGATGTGGTAATCACTTTATTAGGATAATATTCTTTAGATTTTGTTTGTAACTCTTGAAATGTTAGTGGCCAACCTTGTCTACGAATTTTTTCATTTAAAAGGTAAAACATCCAATAATAATCAGTCGTACCATACAGTCTAAATGAAAGAGCATCAGGTCTCTCGCCATCTTTAATCTCATATTTTTCATAAAAACTTGCATCATCAGCAATCTGATCTATCAGATCAATATATGCTGTTAAATTTTGAAATTGAGCTGGATCAATCTCATTACCGAAATAATATGGAATAATGGGGAAGTTTCTAAAATAAGCCATTAGTAACCTTTCACAATGTCTTGTCTTCTGAGTGCTCTTTCTTCAGTAAATGTTAGTGTAATATCAATTTCTGGAAACTCACCATCTTTATGGAAAGACATACTATTTGGGTTATAGTTTGTATCAAAACCTTGTAAGAAACATGGAAGAATTTTAGATGCTACAGGTTCGCCGTCATATGCCATTTCAATTAAGAACTTGTTTGGATATCTGTAGCCAATAGAGAAACCTGTATTATTTTCTAGTAGATCTTCGGGGTACATGTTTTTTCTAAAGAATCTGATAATATTCTTAATCTCTTCAGCTTCTTTTTGATCATTTGGAATTAGTTTAAATGTAAAACCAAATGTTCGTTGAACTACACCGCGTAGTAATGATCTACGATTAGGGTTTAATGTTATACCTTGTGTTACTTCTAAAGCACCAGCAATAGGTTCAGAAAATTTTCCAATTGCTCTTTGAGCATATAGAGCGGTTGTTTCGTCTGTAATTGTACCTTTAAATGCATCAACAACTGATTCAATACTTTCAAACACTTGTTTCCCTGCCGCGGCAGCAGCGCCTGCTATGTCTTGAGGATTTTTTCTTAATATTTGTTCAGCTGCTGTACCCACCGCACCAAATGCAACGTTTTGATAATCAATACCATCTCTGAATGATAGAGATGTAGGTAGATGCATAGTGACTGATCCGACAGGATCATGGTCAACACCGTTATATTCTAAAGTTCTAAAGTTACCACCAAGTAAAGCCTCTAGATCATTAAAAAAGTCCAAAAATTCATCAAGTTCATTTAATAGATTACCCAAGGGATTTGTTGATCCTGACACATTAGCATTGCCAATGATACTTGAACCAATAGTTTGATAATCAGCTTTAAGGGCTGTAAACTTCACTGTTCCCTTATATTCTGATTGATGGCTTAGTGGATATCTAAACTTTGGATTACCTACGTCTTCTAACTCATCCAGAAAATCAGATATTGTATCTATTACATCCATTTTTTGTCCTAATAAATATAGAAAAATCTTAAGATTATTTATAAGGTATTTATGGCTTATTCTGGCAAATACAAAGTCAAACATCGTAGTAAGTATAAAGGTGATGTAGACAATGTAGTGTATCGATCAATGTGGGAAAGAAACGCGTTTAAATGGTGCGATAACAATTCTAACATAAAGTATTGGTCGTCAGAAGAAGTCGTCATACCATATTTATGGGAGATAGATAAAAAGTATCATAGATATTTTATGGATCTCAAGATTACATACAAAGATGGAAGAACAATTCTTGTAGAGATAAAGCCTGACAAAGAGACTAAACCTCCAAAGAAACCCGATAAGTCGAAGCGTTATATCAGCGAGGCTATGACTTATGTGAAGAATCAAAACAAATGGAAAGCTGCACAGTCATATGCTAAGGATAGGGGCTGGGACTTCCAGATCTGGACAGAACATACTCTTGAAAAAATGGGCATAAATCCAAAGCAAATTAAACCATTGAAACCACTTAAACCTTATAAGAAGAAAACTAGAAAATGACAGTGATTACTACAAAACCTACAGGTACATTTATTCATATTCCTAAAAATGCTGGTGTTGCTATTAGTCAATGGCTAACACATAACGTTCATGGATCATATCTTTTTAAACAACAACATGGCGGTAAGCATGCACATCAAAAAAGAATTAAAAAGTGGATGGATGCAGACCAACGCCAAATGGATATGGGATTTACTTTTTGTGTAGTAAGAAATCCATGGGCAAGAGTTGTAAGTGCATATCATTATTATGTACGTAGAAATCAAACAAGCGGTGGTCAATACGGAATTGATCCACTTAAAACATCATGGGAAGAATTTGCAAACCGTGAATGGGAACATGGTAAGTGGGGTTGTGTACATAAACAACAAGTAACATATTATGATAAAGTAGATTATATCTTGAGATTTGAGAACTTAGACAAAGACTTTCTAAAGATTCAGGACATGTACAATTGCTATAAACCATTGTTCCCTGCTAATCAATCAAAACACAAGGACTATCGTAAATACTACACAAATCCACGCTGGATTGATGATGTAGCAGAACACTATAAAGACGACATTAAGGAGTTCGGATATTCCTTTGAATAGTTATAAATAGTGTCATGAGTAACTTATTTAACAACTTAGAATTAGAAGCATTCAGGGCCGGTATTACGCCTAGAACACGGGAATCACGTGAGTGGTTTCGTCGTCGTGTTTCTAGTATGCGTGGTATAAATCGTAATGCTCTGATGAGAGAAGAACCGGTCGAACTTGATAATGATAGCGTTGTAGGTAACATGTATATGTTCTTCTACGATCCTAAACTAAAGAAAGAACTACCATACTATGATAGCTTCCCATTAGTTATTGTAATTGGTCCAGCAGAGGGTGGTTTTCTTGGTTTAAATTTACACTATCTACCACCGTTACTTCGCGCTAAGTTTTTAGATGCATTATTAGATTATACAAATAATAAGAGATATGATAAATCGACTAGATTTCGTTTATCATATAACTTGCTCAAAAGAGCTGCAAAGATGAAGTACTTTAAACCATGTGTCAAACATTATTTAAATGAACATGTAAGAAGTAGATTCGCAAAGGTTCCGGCACCAGAATGGGAAATCGCTACATTCCTGCCGACTGCTGACTTCCAGAAATCTAGCAGAAATAAAGTTTATAGCGATTCTAGGAGAATGATCTAATGCTTGGTGTTGATGATTTTAAGAGTTTAGTATCAAATAAAGGTGGAATAGCCAGAGCAAATTTATTCTCTGTCTCTTTACCTGGACTACCTGGGATCGCTACTAATGAAGAGATGAATCTTTTGTGCAAAGACGTCTCTTTACCTGGAAGACAGGTAACTACACGTGAGAGAACTATTGGACTTACTACTCGTAAAATGGCTTATGGTTATTTAATTGATGATGTGTCCATGACATTCCATGTGTTAAATGACTATGGCGTCAAAGAATATTTTGAAACTTGGCAAAATCTAGCTGTTGATCAGAATACATATGAGATTGGCTACAAAAAAGACTATTCATTTGATGTAAAAATTAATCAAATAAAGAAAGGCACCGGTCAGGGTGTGACTTCTACAAATCAGCTTTCGTCAGATGAGATAATTTATTCTTGTGTTCTTGAAGAAGCATTTCCAACGACTATGAATTCTATTCAATTAAATAACGAGCTAGATGGAATTTTAGAGCTAAATGTTCAGTTATCATACACTAACTGGAGATCAGCTGTCACAAGTCAAGAAACAATTAACACAATCAATGGAAGTCTTATATCACTATTTTTATAATTAAGGATGAAATGAAATGGCATTACCTAAGCTAAATGATAAACCAAAGTACGAAGTTGTTATACCTTCTACACAAAAAAATGTTAGATTTAGACCTTATCTCGTAAAAGAAGAGAAAGTTCTAATGATGGCAATGGAAAGTAAAAACCAAAAGCAAATGTTAGAAGCTGTAGTAGACACTATTACTGCGTGCATTGATGAACCTGTTCAAAAAAATAGTCTAACTATATTTGACGTTGAATATTTGTTTACTCAAATTAGATCTAAATCAGTAGGTGAAACCGCGACAGTTGGATTAAAGTGTAATAAATGTGAGCACACAAATGAGGTGCAAATTAAATTAGATAATATTAAAGTCGATATGAAAAAAACAAATGACGTTATTGATTTAGGCAGTAATGTAAAACTAAAAATGCAATATCCAAAATATCATAATGTTATAAACACAGAATCATTACAAGAAGACACATCGACTACAAAACAAACGTTTGATATGATTGTGCAGTGTATTGATAGTGTACAAACAGAGGAAGATAATATTAAGATCAGTGATGAACCTTATGAAGATGTCATGGCGTTTATTGAGTCATTGAATACTAAGCAATTTACAAAGATTAGAGAATTTGTTGAAAATATGCCAAAGTTAAAACATGAAGTCAATTATACATGTGAAAAATGTAACCATAAAAATGATGTTGTGTTGGAAGGTATGAACGATTTTTTCTAGTAGCTCTATCTCATGATAGCTTAGTGAATTATTATAGAACGAACTTTCAGTTAATGCAACACCATCACTATTCGTTACATGAGATAGAGCAAATGATACCTTGGGAAAGGGAAATCTATATTGTTATGTTGATGGAATATATTAAAGAAGAAAACCAAAAAGCAGAACAGCAAAGGCTTGCAAGATGACTACATTAACTGAAGTTACTGAACAGTTAGAAGAGAATAAAGAAGCTACAGAAGATACAACTGATGCTGTCAGTCGACTAAGTAATTCTATAGACAAATTTATTCTCAATATCGATAGATCCCAATTCGACAAGCTGGAGGGTATCAGCGAAAGTAGTGGTGGACTGCAGTCAACTACACAATCAGGGGCAGGTACTAGTGCTGATGAGAAGACTGGTGGAGGCATATTTGGAGGCTTGTTGAAGGCATTAGGGATAACTGGTATCTTTCAGGGGATAACAAGAGCTTTAGCGCCAATACTAGCTCCTATAGCAGCATTATATACTTTATTAAAGGGACCAAAGTTACTAAAGACACTTGGTATTTTTGGCTTAATGTATGAAATATTTAAAGATATAGGTGAGAACGAAGCATTACAAAATACATTACAAAAGATCACTGATCTATGGAATAACAGCATGTTGCCCTCGTTAAGGGCAATAGGTGATAGCGTTTTAAATTTTGTTAATTCAATTGATGCTACTACAGAATTTAAAAGCCTTTCAGAGTGGTGGCAGAATATTAGAACTACACTACAAGATTTTGTAGCTTTTACTTTAGAGGATATAGCTATAGCTATTGATGGTGTTTTGACGGGTATAAAAACTACACTAGATGGTGATTGGAAAAATGGTATAGCAAAAATAATCAATAGTGTGTTGATTGGAATTCAAGATATAGCGGATAATGCTATTACAGCCGTTCTCAACTTATTTGGTGTAGATTTTGGAGAGGATGGTACGTTTTTAGGTTATTTAGACAGAAAGTGGGCTGAACTAAAAACTTCTATTCAAACAAAATGGGATGCAGGGGTAACTGCTATAACAAATGGTTGGAATGCCACTATTGACGCTGTCACTAATACATGGACAAGTGTTACAACAGCCATAACAAATGGTTGGCAATCTATTGTAGATTTTTTTACTATCTCAATACCAGCTAAATTTAAAGGCATTAAATTACAAATTATAGCTATAGCCGAAGGGATTGTTACATCTGTAGTTGATGCAGCTACTAGTATGATTGAAGTTATTACAGTAGATATACCCAATAAAATAGGTGAAGCAAAAGATGCCATCATAGAAAAGGCAGCTGGCTTATATGATGCTGTGTTAACAAAAGTTAATTCTCTCATTGCATCTATTGTTGATTTAATACCATCTGGTGCAGATATAAAAAATGGTATAATTAATGCTATTAAAGCATTACCTGGTGGCGAAGCTTTACTAGATATGATAGGTCTTAGCTATGAGCCCGCACCTAAAAAAATGAATACGGACGCCGATTTCTTTGAACAAGAAATAAAAACAAATAAGGGTATGTCAATAAACCCCAGGGGTTATACGGGAGCTCAATCATTTGGTACGGCTTACACTTCCAATCCTGGACAAAGGTTTAGTGAATTAATGTCATTTAGACAACCAGCTGGAACTAGTTCTGCGCCAGTTATTGTACAAGATAACAGTGTAAAACAAGGTGGTAGTAGTACTCAAGTTATTAACCAGATGTCGCAACCTGTGAGCTCTATGGATCTTTCTGCTATGATGAGAAATCAGGGTGTTAGATTTGGTCATGGACCATATGGTTATTAAATCAAAAGGGAGGCCTTCCTAGGTGCCTCCCTTTCTATCTCCCAGTACATCGGAAGACCATGCATCATTGCGAGCTGATGGTCACTCACCATTCCAAGAGCTGCAGACTCTTAGGTGGATTTTCAGTCTTCCGCTGCAAGCTTAGCGAAATAACTCATCGTATCATCCTCATCATCCATAGACGATTCGGCTGTTGTCATAGTAGGTGCAGGAGCTGCAGTCGCAGTTGGAGCGGGAGATGATGGAAAGTCTGGAATCTCATCATCTAATTCCTCTACTACCTTACGAGCTGTTGCTGAACCTGACTCACCTAGAACTACTGCAAGACGAGCTTTCAACTCATCATATGTCTTATAGCTCTTAGGATCTGTCCACTCTGACATATCATGCTGTTGGTTATACACCTTTTCCTTAGCTTCATCATCACCAGCAAATAGTTCTGATTGACCTTTGAATGATGATGCATCATAGTTAGGATAGCCTTCAACCTTACGAATCTTCAACGTAAAGTCTGCACCTTCCCACATGTCAAATGGATTGACTGGTGCCTCATCAGGAAATTGTGGTTGCATAGAATCCATGATCTTGTCAAAGATCTTTTTACCAAAGCGATATAGCTTTACCTGACCTTCATTCTCAGGATTCGATGGATCAGAGATAATAAGCACATTGGCTACATAACGTAGATTACGCTTGCGTTCACGTACTGTACGCTTTGCCTCATCACTACCATCTTCATTCCAAAGACGACTATTTGACTCTGCTAATGGATCCTGTTGACCGATAGATGTCAATGATTTTTCTACATACCATTGACCTGTTGGTCCTTTAAAGAAGTGATCCCAATACCGAACCCAAGGTGTTGGTGCTTCTGCGTCTCCTGGTAGGAAACGAATTACAGCGTAACCGTTACCAGCTTTGTCGCGAGTAGGAACCCAAAAGCGAGTATCCTCTGATTGACGTTGGGTATTCTCACCAGTACCTGCTTGTGCTTGTTGTACCAATGATTGTAGATCTGTACGATTACGTTTTAGTGCTGCAAAACTCATTTTATGTTCTCCGTATGTTTAATGTGTTCTAATTGTCCACTGTATGCATTATATTAAATTTTTCCGAGAATGTACATCGTGTTTTAGATAAATCCATGCGACTAAAACCTCACGTGTACCTCTCTTTACAGGATTGACTTGATGCCAACATTGACCAGCATCAAACATTATAGTCTCACCAACCTGTAATTTTGTATTTATAGCTTTCTCACCATCAAAAACTATAAGTTCACCACCTTCAAAGTCATCAGATTGACTGATTAAAGTTGAAGTAGATATCAATCTAGGTGGTCCTCCATCTCTTCTTGGAACCTGATCTCGGTGTTTCTTAAAAAAGTCACCTTCATTGTATATTAAATAATTAAATTCATCTACACTATAACGTTCTTTTATAAATTTAGGCCTGAACATAGGTATTAATTCTAATAAAGACTTACATATTTCAGGATATAAAGCTGGTTTTATGTACTTTTTTACTTTAGTAGATCTATAACTTTTGTCTACTTCAGGATTAGGACTATCTTTACTAGATACTAAAGCTTCTACCAACTCACCGTCATTATCCTCTTTCATGTCTAAAAGAGAATTATAATTTACGATTTTTTGTTTAATAAATAAGTTTGACATTAATCAAAAGGTAACGTATTTTGACGAGGCAAAAAATTTAGGCTCATAGCTTCTGCCTCTAGTTTATCTTTAATAATAGGAGCCACATATTTTTTCACATCTTCTAGATCTAAATCTACGTCTTGACAAACATGAATGATTGCATCCATGTAGCTTGACTTATGCTCTTTTACGACGCTTTCTACTAGTTTTGTGAACCTTGCTTTTGTTAGGAACTGCTCTTCCTGCATAGTACTCACTGTCCATTTCTTGTGTCCATTCTTGTCCAATGTCTGGGTAGAATACACCGACGGTTCTTTTAACCATTCCATCTTTGTCATAAGCTAGTGCTACACTCCTATATCTAATTAGCTTTTCACGGTCTGCACCAAAGCGTGAGTCTTGATAGACACCACTTCTTAAATAGTTCTGAAGATTGTTAAGGTATGTCTCCTCAACAAAATATGCTCCACGCTCTTTACGATCAGCAGAATTCTTCATAGACTTCATTGACCGCAACTTGAGCTGTTGCTCTCTAATCCATGCCTTTACCTTCTTAGGTGCTAATGCATGATCATCTGGCAAGTCACGAATAGACTCATGAACTGACAGATTCTTTGATGGACCACGGGCTGCACGTGCCTTAGCTAGTCTTTCGGCTGCTGCAGCACGTTGCTCTTCAGTCATTTTACGCTTACGCTTGATTGGTTTCACCATAACTTTTCTCCTTCATAATGTATTCTATCACAGTTTAAAAGAAAAGTACACAGTTATTTTTCGTCTAGTTCAAGAATTTCCCATTCACCATCGACTTTTTTGGCATTAATCATATTATTGTCAATAAGCCATAATAGTGTGTGCTCAATAACTTCTTCTTTTTTGTTATTGCTATAACTTAGCCCTATCATGAAAGCTGCAAAGGATGCAGCTGCCAAGAGTAACCAACTAATTATAATGGGATCTATGAACATACGTATCTCCTCTATTGGTAATTCTATTTATACTAGCTAAAAGAGACTACACTGTCTACACGAAACGCTCTCCACTCACCTTTATTAACATCAATAACACGAATGGCTGTGTCTGAATAACCATTCAACTCTTTATTAGTATTGTTATCAGTAGTTGATGCAGGAATTGCATCCTCACGAAGAGTACAAATCATATCGCGCTCTTCACCATTTGCCTTCTTAAAAATTACACGACAGTCACGTTTACGCAACTCAGCAATCATTTCATCACGATTCATTAGTAGTTCCTCCGTATCATAAAATATTCCAGTCATTACAGCTGGTCTCCTCACATGTGGTATGCTCATCCTTGTACCATCAGACGTTCACATAAGTTGTCAACAATTGCCTTAAGGCGTTCGATTTCATGATTAAGCTTGCCGATTTTTTCGTTTTGCTCATGAATTTTCATTTCTAATTGACTAGTCCCAGTCATTATCAAACCTCGTTGTTTCACGATACACCTCACCATAATATTTTTCAGCGTACTTAGGTGCATCTGTATAATAGAAGTCTTCCTTACGAAGTGGTGATAGCTCTGTACGACGAGCCTTACGCTGTTTAGTTTGCTTCTTCATGAAGTCATTGTGTTGTTTTTTTAATTCAGCTACGAACGAATTCATACCAGTCATTCTCCTTCAAGAGTTGTTCAAAGTTTTTCTTATCTTGTGGTGTCATATCAATCTCAGTACGCTTGGCACCATTATTGTATTCACGCAACACAAAACCACCATTAAAGCGGTTGACGATTTGATAGTACTTGTCGTCTCCCCATTTTTCATTTTTGTAAATCATAAAAGCATCCTACACTATTTGAAAAGGAATGTACACAGTTAATTTTGCATAATTGTACAAATTTCATAAATTTCTTTCCAACCTTTCACGACCGGAATGTCAGGATGTGCAAAGTCCATATTGTGACCATGCTCTATAACAATAGACTCAAGACCTAAGTTCCAACCAACGACAGCATTCTCAGGCTTATCTTCAATCCACATAAGACCAGAGTCAGCATAAGGTGCAAGAGCTTCGTCTTTATCAGCACCAGTATCAATGCAAAGAACTCGAGTAAATGCAGTCTCACCAAAAAGTTTTTTTAAATTCTCTTCACGCAATTTAGCTGCATGAGGATCTAGTGACAAAGATGTAATAGCATGGAATGTGTATCCAAGCTTACGATGTAATAGATCTACATAATACATTGCATCACGCAGAGGTGGTAAGAAACCAATAGCAGCTGATTCGTTAAATGTACGAACAAGACGTTTGCCTTCTTCTTTTGTTACACCATAACGATAACGGATATCATAGTCTGTGGTATCAGGATTAAACTCATAACCACGCATTTCCATCCAAACTTTGAAAGCGTATTCCCAATTGAGAAGTACTCCATCAACGTCTGTTAAGATTACTTTATTTAAATTATTCATTATTCTCTTTCTATCATTACTAAGTCATAAGCCCCTTCTTCAAGATTAAAGGCTTTCATAAGTTTGAGATACATTTCAGGTGACATTGTAATAACGTCGTATCTATTCAATTTTTCATTCCACTGTCGAATATGACAGTAATCTTCATAAAGGAGAGCTCCAACGTCTTCTAGCTCTCCAGAATTATCCATAATGGTAATGAGTGTTTCGTCCATATCAAATTCAATTGTAATCATTTACCATTCTTTCTTGTATCCACTCTCTTCATTTTCTTCATAGCCAGCATAGTAAGCTTCAATCTCATCAGCGGTCATGCCTTCGCGACCTATACGCTGAGAAGTCCCAGTTCCCCCAAGGAAATAATGAGGGTTAATGCCACGGCCGTAGTAGCTATCAGCGCCTCCCCGATCGAAAGGCCCGCCATGGCGTCTATCATAAACTTTATCACGTTCTAAATCCTTCATATATTCACCAGCTGTTGTAAACTTAAGATCCATTACACTACCTCCTTGAAGCCAACCATGCTGACTTCATACATTTTTCCATCTACTTCCATACGGTCAAACATTGATGTAGAGCGAAGACCCAGACC